ACTCGGTTAATCAGCTGATAACCCATCCGATAGGGGCTGGCACTGATCCCATCCATACCGACCCCGCCTGTCTGGCTAACTTGTCTTGCTTGCCAGATGTCCACTGCAATTATCATCGCAGCTTCTCGTATTGCAGGGGTGCTCGCATAAGATTGGGTTTTGTGTTCTGGGCCTCTTGCGTTGCCATAAGGTACTACTTTATGAAAATTTTGATTAGCTGCTGTTTTTGCATATTGCACAAATGAATATCCATTAGGGTAATTAATTTGACCAAATTGATACATAAATACTGGGATAAGGCTAGTTGTGCCTGTGCTTGGCGGTATTGTGCCAGTAATTGTGTAGGTGCCATTGAATGTTGTACCACAAGCGCTTACTACTATTTGCTGACCTGTTACAAATGCGTTTGGATTAGAAAGCATAAGTGTTGCCACGTTATCTTGTAAGGCTGTGCCTACTACTGGGGCATCATTGTGCCATAAGTATTGTTGGATTAAATCTTCTGCTGATTGACAGCATTCTTCCACAGTCGCATCAGAGTAGAGTGAACCAATACCAAGATTAGCCCGTAACTCGGCTGTTGTAACAAACGTTGCTGGCACTCTCTACTCCTTTGCTAATAGCTCTCTGGGGCTAGGGCTACTAAACCCCAGAGATTACTGATTGGTTAATAGGTCTTATCAGGTCTTCTTGTACTTGATAATTCCGTTAGGCATCTTGGCGATTGTTGCCATATATCCGTAAATTGCTACCTGTACTTGTAGGTTTGATACTACGTTTACAGACATATATGCCTGAGGTGAGCGATATACAGTAAATGCTTCTGGTGCAAGAATTACAGCAGAATCATCATCGAATGTAGTTGCTGAGAAGTTCTTGTCTACGTATAGATCAAGACCTAGTACAGATCCACGGATTGATTGTGGGCCAACTTGACCAGCTGCGTTCATAGGTTGTAGCGCATTAAATACTGGGCGCTTTGTTGTATCTTGTGCACCAATTAACGCACCCCATTGTGCTGGGTTAGCGATGTAGTTCTGTGCAAAGTAACCTGTGTTTGAGTAGATAGTACGTGCGCCTTCTGTAGTGAATGCAACGATACCATCAAGATCTGCAGATGTATTTGTACCATTCATACCAGCTGCAAGTAATGCAGTTAATACTGTGGTGTCGATTGTCTTCAAATAAGCTAGAGAGAGTTGATTTGTCAATTCCTCATAAAATCCAGGATACCCGCTGCGCTCTAAGAGCTCCACAGATAGCGTATTCATTCCAGAATACTTGGATACAGTTCCTGAAAGATACTGGCTGACCATATCTGTATTTGACACTGCGCCGCCTTCGGCTTCTACAGTTACAGTTGGTGCTACACCAGTTCCGCCACCACTTGAAGTGACAAGTGAAGGGATATTGATTGTAAGACCAGTTGGGGGCAAAGTTCCCTGGCTGCAAGCATCAATAGCAGGTGTACCAAAGCGTGTATTAGTTACAAACTCTGTTAGATATTGTGTTGGATTAAATCCTAATCCGTTATTAGCAAAATCATCAGCAGCTGCAATAAATAACTTTGAGTCATCGTTGCCTAGTGCTGCTTTAATTTTATGCTCTGTGTATCCACCCATTGATTGAATAGGTGTACGCACTTTTGTAGAAATATATGGTGCTGTGATTGTTGGGCGAGCAGCTTCTACTGTAGGAGTAGCAGCCTCTGCCTTTGCTTCTTGTGGCGCTGTTGCTAAATCTTCCACAGGAGCCTCGCTTTCTGTTGTTTGGTTTGTGTCCTCTGCTTCGCTTTCGCTTGCAGCAACTTTAGTGACTTGTGCAGCACTGAATGCTGGTGACTCGACCAGACTTACTTCTCTTAGTGTTGCGCTGGTTACATATAGATAATCTTTTTTCTGAATTGACTTGTTTACATCTACGCCTACTGACAAGCCATCGATTAATTGCTCACTTGCAAGTATTAAAGCATCTTGCCCTTGCATAGAGTTGCTAATTTTAAATGATGCGTAAATGCCATCTTCTGCTTCTTTGTAGCTTGACTGCATTCTTCCGATTGGTTTTTCTGGGCGGTGCTGCATAAGCATTTTTACCTTGCCTGGATCACCGATCTCGATTGAGCCTTTAGCAAAGACCACTTTACCGACTGAAGTATTACCGACTTCTTCAAATGGCACAATTTTGCCAGCAATTATTCTGCGCTCGGTATCGGCAGCTTCTATATGGCTACTGAATGTAAGTTTCATCTTCTGTTTCTCTTCCGTTAGGTGTTAGGCTTTCCATTTCTTTTGCATCATCTATATCAATTAAACCTAAATTAAGCATTTTCTCTAATGCTTCTAAGCGCTTCATTGTGTCTGCACGTAAGAATGATTCCTCAATAGCAAACTTAACAACGTGGCCACGTGGGGTTATGTCATCCATAGATAGGCGGTCTTCAATAGCGCAAATAAATGGCTGTAATGAATAAGCGACAAACTCTTTGCGACCATCAATAATGTTTTGATAGGTCATACTGTTATTCATATCTGCTGAAATGTAATAAGCAGGTACGTTCATCGCTCTAGCGATTTGTGTTGCTAGGTATTGTTGGGCTTCGTTATACATCATATCTTTAGGGCTAAAGCCCACTGGCTCATAAGATAAGGTGCTAGTTAAATATGCTGTACTTCTATTTTGACGTGCTGATTTCCAAGCAGCTAATAATCCTTGTACCTGTGCTTCTGGCATATCTGCACCTGTGTTTTTTATAAAGCCTGTAGCCATTGGTGTTGCAGCAGATATTGCGGCAGCTTTTTCTAAATCTAATGCAGCTTGTATTGTGCGTGCCGCTGTAGTTAATACACCCTGCGTTAGTCCTTGGAATGTAACAAGTGATCCAATACCTGTCATTGGGGCTCTTACGCCATCTACAAAATATTCTTCTATTTCTGTACCAAATTTATTTGTTGTAAATGTAACTCGATTATTAGCGACCCACTCAAATCGTGATGGTCTTAAATCGTCTGCATATAATTCTGTAACACGCCAATAAGCAACACCATAAAACAACAAACTATCGACAGTCCAGGATATTGTGACGGATCTAGGTTGCCGATAGTCTGGTTGGTCGATCCAGAGAGGGTTCCCCAACTCCTCACCATTAGACTTCTTGTAAAGTTTTAATGGCAGGTATGAAACTACACCAGCTATAAGATTTCTGCAACGGCTAACTGCTGGTACTTGCATCGCAAAGTTGCGATCTAATCCACCAGGGAAATTACCGACACCAGTTGTAAATGAACCATAGCCATAGGCTGTGTCCATAATGGCAGGGGCGTATTGCGCTTGGACAGATTCCGATTTTTTATTTATACCCAAAGCAGACAATAAACCCATATAGGTATTTTATACCATAAGTCGGACATTTAGTGCAAGTTAGACAAAGATTTGCGCTGTTTGTTGTGGCTTAGTTAATTGACTTACAACCATCGCTAGTGATATAGCGGCAGTGACATCTCCAGCGGATTTTCTACGTATTATGCGCCAGCCAGCATCGTTAGTCTTAGCGGCACAGTTATTTAAGTGCTGTACTAGCTCTGCCTGCCCAGAATGGACTACTCGGTTATTAGCCAGGCCATCGGCAAGGTCTGAGCACGCCTGGTAAAACGCTTGGCCTGATACATCGACCATCCGCCATCCGCTTTGCTCTAATCTGGTAGCAATAGTTTGCGTGGCGTACTTGTCATAACAAATCGTGTGTGGATGGTACTTACGTGCCCACTCATTTATGTCACTAGCCATCTTAATTTCATCTATCGCAATATCACTATGCCACAGCTGTGCTAATCCGACTGCTATCTTCCCATCTTTGACCTGACCCATAACGAGAGCCCCAGATCGCCTTGTTGGTGCAATATCAAATGCCATAATCGTTTGTGGCCCGACAGGTATCTCTAAGCTGCTATCGCTGCACTGCTCGATTGATCCATATACCCAGGGGCTGACAGTGCTATCTACCCACATACAAAGCATCTCAGTCTTAGTAGCTTCTATGCTGTTAGTGCTAACCGATTCTTCTAATGTCTGTTCAGTTATTAAATGCCCTAATGCTGGATTAGCCATAGCCCAGGCTTTACGATCTGTAATCTTAGAATGCTGTGGTGCGCTGTATTCATAAAATCCTAAATTCTCAGGTGGGTATGATAGGCAACGCTCTCTTAAATCATTTAACACAGTGCTAAAGCCATCACCTGCGTTACTTGTCATTAGGGTCATAGCGTTAGGCCTTGCACGTGTTACTGGCAGTGCAGCTGTAAACGATTCTTGTGTCCACTCTCGCAACTCATCAATATACAGAAAATCTGCGGTCTTACCACGTGGTGCATCTCTAGTAGCTGCTGCAATTTCATACCTAGCGCCATTAAGTAAGGTTATAGATTCTTGACCATTAGCCAGACGTATCTGTCTTACTTGATCTTTCAAGAATTGATTGTCTTCTATTGTGTATGCAACTTGCCTAAAGGTATCTAATGCCATATTGCGGTTAGATGACATACCCAGCACATTCTTAGAGCCCCATAAGAATAGATGGCTCAGGATCAGCATACGTGCTAGGTGGGTCTTGCCATTTTGACGAGCTACAAGCACTAAAGCAGTTTTTTTACGCCAGGTATCTGCATCATCTACAGCTAGTAGATCATCTAGCACCCAGCGTTGCCAGGGGATCAAAGGTAAACCTATTTTCTCAGCTAGATCTGCAACCTCTTGCGACCTTGTGCGACCTTTGAGTAAAGGCGTGTAAATTCTAGGCTCAGTGCTGCCAATTAGCCCGACCCCTCGTAAGGTCTGTTTTATTTCCACATCATTCTGCATCGAAGTTAAGCGTATCAGGTTTATTAAATGGTGAGTCTGGCACTGTTCGGACTGTCTCAGGGAGAGAAGGTTTCAG